AGCGCCGCCGCCTGCTCCTACTTCGTCGAGACCGACTCCTAGTAGTGGATTGTACTTATACGCCATGATCAGATAGTCCAGTAAACAGTATCAACATCGGTACTAGCACCGACATAAGTAATATTCAACACGCCAACCACAACACCACCAGAACCGCCCTGTTTGTAGGTAATCGTAACTACCCGGCTGCTACCGTCATAGTCAAGGTCAGCAAAATCTGCAGTTGCTGGGGCCGAAAAACCACCAATTCGTGGAAGGCTCATCTCTCGCCTAGCTCCTTACTTGAACATCATAACTGACTAGCCTTATCAAAGCATGAAAAAGCGCCCGACTTATGTCAGACGCATAAAACTATCAAGCGTACTTCAGCGCACCAAAAGCATTGACGCTGTAGGTATGAGTTGAAGTTGAAACTGTTGAAACAGCTTTGATAAAGCGCTTGGCGCTACCCTTTGGGAAAACAAGCGTCTGCTTGCTTGCGCTTGTGCTCACTTGAGTGAAAGAAGTGTCAGGGACATCAGAGTAAGTCCCACCGGAAGTGTCAGCTGACTGAATCTTGACATCTAAAGTTGATGTTCCGCCATTCTCGACATCGAGAATCACGCAAATGTCGCCTTCGTAATCATTCAAGTCAACAGCAGTGCCGTCAAGAGCAGAAGTACGTGAAGCAGTAGGTGCTAGCGCAAAATGCGAAAGCTTTTCAAGCCCTACAGAAAGAATTGTCATCAGTCTTCTCCAAAAGAAGTTTTAGAACGTCCTCGCTTTGAACGAGGCACAGTTTTGCAAGAATCGGTAGCTTCAGAAACCGAATTTGTTGTCTTCTCAACAGCAACTTTTGCTTTGCCGCTATTGAAAAGAATATTCGCTATCTGCTGATCAACTTCAATAAAGGAGCCTGCTTTTACAGACTCCCCGTTGATCATCACTCCGCGTGTGATCTCAACTTTCATGTTGTTCAGCTAGCGAAGCAGAAACATGCAGGCTGCTTGACAGCAAAGTCAATATCCTGAAGAGCAATGACGCGAACAGTACCAGCAGTTGCGCCAGCGTAAGGATCAACAGTCAGATCCAAGCCTGACCACATGCCCATCACGAACTGTGAGAAATCGCCAAACAGTGCATCGTTGTTGAGCAACTGGTTGGAAACGATCACAGGGTAACCGTTGATTTCATCGTTTTCGTAAACGAACTGAGCAGTGTTTGAAGCCTTTTCAGTTGACTTCAGAGCACCGCGAGCGGAAGCGTTGATGATGTAGCGCATTGTGCCAATGTCACCGTTAGCCGCAGCAACGTCGGTCTCCATTGCAATGTACTCATCAAAACTTCCAAAGTTGGTCAAAGTCTCAGATCCAATACCGCTGACGTTAGTCAGACCCTGAGGCTGGTTGGAAGAACCGGTGCCGTAAACAGCAGCGCGATCAATCTCAAGGGCAATGACGCGAGCAAGATCGTTACGAATCATGCCTTCAACGTCGATGCTGCTTTGAAGCAGAAGACGCCTTGAGTAGTCAACGAAAGCACCCACTGTCTTGGGTGTCATGTTGACTTGATCAATTGCCTGCTGGGACTCGGTAGGAGAAGCGTTTTCGCCAACCCAGTAAGCAGTGCTCGCGCTTGTCTGGCGAGGAATTGAGACATTGCCTTGGAGGCCGGTCAGCATCGTTGCGCCAGCTTGAGCAATTGACAAGCGGTTACGAAGCAGGTCGATGAAGCTTCCTGAGAGAAGCACGTCGTCAACCAAGTCACCACCAGCTGTAGGAGTGCCTACAACCAAATCGCGACGAAGGACTTCATTAGGGATGACAATGCCGTTTGAAGAACGCTCGTACTTCTTAGCAGCAGCCTCACCAACTTCAATTTCAAATGCTGCATCGCGACGAGCCTGAGCATCACCCTGGTTAGAGAGATAGTTCAGAGCTTTGACGAAGCTGAAGCTACGGGTCTCCTTATCAGAGAGGCCGATGTCGTTACCAGTGACGCTGATGCTGTGTTCCACGGTTTGAGTGCCGATTTTTTCGAGAAATGCAGCACGGGCCTCATCAACAGACTTGCCGCCGTTGATCAAGTCGCGTGCCATGTCAGGGAGCTTGTGACGCTCACCGATTTGAGTGATAGAGGTAGCACGGTCACGTTCGGCCTCTACGGCCTCGGACCGGATCACCTCCAGATCTGGAGTGTTTTCCATGATGACCTCAGTCATTGTGTTTTCAGGTGATGCGGGTGAAGCCGCAGTCTCAGAGCCGAGTTCCTCTAAGGAACGTTCAACTCCATTGTCTAGGTCAGAATCGTCCGTCTCAAGAGAGCGTCCAACTCCGACTGTCGGATCAGCAGGAATGCTGACCAGACTTACTTCATAGGGACGCCAATTCGTCGCTACAAAATCACTTTCACGCTCTTCCATTTTATCAATGGAGTAGCCGAAAGAAACGCCGCGAAGGATTCCATCACGAACGTCTTGGAGCACTTCTTGCGCAAATTTATTACGCGAGAAGCGCACCTTGGCATAACCCCGCTTCTTTTCTCCATCAATCCAAGCACGCTCGACAACGCCGATCATGCGGTCTGGATCGTGGTTATAAAGAAGCGGTGCGCCGTCATTGAGCCGCTCAAGGTTGGCGGACTCGCTGCCATGGCTCAGGATTTCGTTTCCAAAATAACGAGCCACGGGATATTCAGAGCTGAATGGAAACTCCATGCTCTTTTCATCAACCATGCGGAAGCTGGTAGCTTCGACACGCTGAAAGGTCTTACCTTCCAGATCACGGGACAATTTCTGATGTTCTTCATCAAAGGCCGCATAATGCACCTCCTCTTGTCCCTCCATCTCGCGTAATGCTTCGATCTTGTTCAGTGTACTGAACTTATGCCCTGCATAAACATCGGTCTCTTGCCATCCTTCGTCTCCTTCGCGATAAATCCTAATTAATGCGGCAGGATCATCCTCTTCTCCATTAATAGTAACTTCTGCGCCAGGCACCTCTAGCTGGCCATCACGAACAATTCTTGTAATGCGTCCCTGAGCATTGCCACCAGAAGAACTCCAGCGCACAAAATCTCCAACGTCTAAAGCGTCAGGCTCGGCGCGAACCTCTTCTTGGGTGATTGAACGATCCATGGATTTAACAATGCGGTCTGACCATGTTTTACCAGAATCGCCGCCCCAAGCAGCCCAAGCGACTCTTCCTGGCGAGGGGTAGCCATCTTCTCCTGGACTGAATCCTTCAGCTTGCTTGTCTACTTCATGACGCGCAAACCATGCGCTCATCTTGATTACTGTTTCATCGCTCAACTCATTGCCGCTCAAGATTTGAGTTGCGCGGCGAGCTGCGACTTCAGTGCCGCCTTTCCTGCCGTCTGATTTCCAGTCTTTGTAACGCTGCGCTTCTTCACGCATTCCATCGTTTGGCTTAAATGGCATCACTCAATTACCTCTGGGGGCTGCTCGATAATGTCTCGATCAAGCTCAACGTTAAGATCACGGGCTGCTTGCTGTTCCATAGCAATTTCACTCAAGTTGTCGTAGAAGTCTCCTCCTAACCTTGAAACGATTTGAGCCTTCGTATAATAGCCCGCATTTTCCATCTCACGGTAAGCTTTAGCCTCTTTGAGAGGGTCAACCCAATCCCATCCACGCGCCATCCATCTGGGTGTGTCGTATCGCTCTGGCCTTTCCTCGTAATCGGTGAACGGTAACTCTCCAGCAAGCACAGCCAAGCCAAGCCACTCACGGAACACTCTCATGTGAAAATTTTCAATCAAATACCCCTGGACGACTTTCCAGTGCTCTCTGTCTTCCAAGAGGCTTAAACGGCTGCTGCTGTAATTAGTGTCTGAAAAATCACGACTCAATGTCTCATAACTACAGCCAAAACCTGAAGCAAAACGACGTACTTTGTTTTTAACAAACATCTCGAATTGCTGGTCAGGTGAGCCGATGTCTGGAACTTCAACATTCTGACCAGGCTCTAAATACTTCCACATACCAGGCTCAAACTCACTAATCCGGCGGCTGTCTTCAACATCATCCCCGTCAAGCTCGCCTTCTGGGCTAGTGATAAAGCCCATGACACTTGCGCCAGCGCGAGCACGAACGACAGCGGCTTGTTCATATCCTGCCAGCTGATGCGCGTCAACCATCACAGGATGGAACCAAGGCACACCCCGATTCTGCTGTGGCCGCTCCGGTAAAAATAAATGAATTACATCCGCTGCTGGAAGAAATACATGCTTACCATCTTTCTCTGAAACATTCTGGAACCAAGAATCGCCAGGGTGACGAGTTAAAAACGCATAACGTACTGGGCGGCCCCATTCATTAATTTCGACACCCATTCTCCACTCATTGCTTCTAGAAAGAGTCGGGCCTTGGTACTCCTCATCCAGCACGTCAGACTCAAGCATTTCAAGAGCCAATGGCACCTTACTGTTGCCAAACGGACGCCTTATGATCCTGAACAATGCCTCGCCTGACTCTGGCAAGGCACCAGTGGCAAGCCATTCCATCATGTGAAAACTGTGCCGACCCGCTACGTCGCAATGTTGCGCACGGGTCCATAAACGCCACTTTTCTTCAATCAAGCGATTGACTGAATCGTTTAGCTTCCTGCCCCTAAGTTGCTGCACTTGAGATTGAAGCTTGATCCCACTGCCAACAACGTTGACTTGAGTCGTGCGTTTTGCCTGCTTTGCATAAGGATTGTTCCGCACCATCTCGCGGGAGCGGTCTCGCAGCTTCCTGATGCTTGTGAGTATTTCAGCGTCAGCACTAGCTTGAGTGCTCATCCAGTCGCTTGTCAGGCGAGAGACAAAAGCACCTGCATAACTGCGCCTGCGCCTGCGCCTGCGCTGCTCGACAGGGATAGGCCGTAAGCCAAATCTTCTAAGTAAGTTTGTTCTTAATCCCATCAGCCTTGACCAAAGCGAACATACAGATTTTTAGGATCGCCCAATCCTGAAGCGATCATCTTGGCTTTGTTTTCCTTAGCCACTATCGACTTCAGCCTAGTCTCTAACACCAGAAGTTCCGAAATATCGTATCGCTTTAAATTTCGCGTCCCGATTCTGTACTCTTGAACCGCGCCGCCACCAAGCAAAGCTCGAATAGCTGTTTTTACAGCATCAAGATCTTTCTGTGCCTGAGTCCTCCCGTCAAAAGCGCCGGGCGTACCCGAATAGGACAAAGAAGGCTGAAACTCGATCTGGCCCCGGCTGTACTCCTGAATAATGTTTTCGCCAGTCTTGGTCAGCACAGCCTGAAAGAACCAGTCGGGGCTTGCGACAACCGATGCAGTTTCAGATGCGCTTAAAGTTGTTTTCCAACCGCTGTCGTAAGCGACTGATGTTGCCGTCAGACCTTGAGCGTTTGTATTTAGTCGAAAATAATAGACAAGACTATGCGTAGAGCTAGTTACAGCATCTCCAAAAACGTCAACGGTCTCGGAATCAGTCCACACCGTATCCACGCCGCTAGTTATGGATGGAGGGATTCCCATCTAAAGAGAGCATTTGATATTCAGCAGTCTAACTCCTACCAATGATTAACGAAACTTTTCTGGGTCCGCGCTGCCGAAGCTGTACGCTTGGACTCTTTTCGTTCTTCGGGTGACTTTTCCATCTGATCCCATAGCGTTCGACGATCTTTGATTTGATACACGCGATTTAACGCCGCGTAAGCGTAAACAAGCTCATCCAATGCTTCGTTTCTT